AGTGGCTTTCATCACAAACCAATACCGGCCAGTCTTGATCTTTTAATAAAGTAATCAACGGCTCCTTCCAGACAATATCGTAATTGACAATATTAAATGCTGATATTTCAGGTACGATTTTTGGGGAGTAAATTTCTTTTATAAAAGCTAACGGCATTTGCTCCCGGATTCTTTTTACCCACGACCGACGAATACTCTGGGGACAAATCACTACTCCTGACGAAAGTCCGAGCTGTTTCCAAGCCTCGATTACTTGATAGGTTTTTCCAAGTCCCATATCATCAGCGAGGATAGCGTTAGGCCGCAACGCCAGAAAATTCCGGCCAGTTTCCTGAAAAGGAAGAAGCTTTATCATTTGTTCGATTCTTTCGCAATTGCGTTAAGAAGTTTCTTAACGTCGTTTTCGTAGTGCTCGAGCATATATTCTTTCACCGCTGCATCGCCATAACTTTGTTGAGCGTCACTATACACCCACTTATAATTGTCGTCGATAGTTCGTTTCCCATTAATCCAGTGACGATGCTCGATAATTATTTCTCTTGTTGGGAAAAGCCGGTTAATCCCTTTACAGAGCTTCATCAGCATCACATCAATTCCAATATGCTGAATTTTTGGATAAATCATATATCCTAATTCCCGCACCATCTTCCCAGAAACAATACAGCCTGACGGGTGTAAATACTGGGACCAGTCGCTTAGAAGGTCGTCGGCCATCGCAATACCCCACCCTTGTCCCTTTTGCTCGAGTATGCCAATGAGTTTTTGGTCCCAAAATCGAGTGTGGAAATAATGGTCGTCGTTAACTGGAGCAAAATATTGCGCTTGAGAAGACCAAGCATAATGGTTATACGTCTCCGCAATAAATCGTCTCGGCCCGACATCAAACTGAAACGCCCTAAATCCCTGACGTTTAAAGTCTTTGGCTACAATTTCGTATTCCGAGAGTTTCGGATCGTCGTTATTCAAATAAACTACCAAAAAGTTTCCCGGTGACGCGGTTTCCTGAAAAGATCGGGCCATATTCTTTAATACCTCTGGTCTTCCTCGAGAAGGGCAAATTGTAAGAACGCTTACTTCACTATTCATTTTATCCTTTCTACACCTTTGAGCGTGAGTAAATCTTTTTGGCCGTCTTCTCCGAACTCTTCCACGAGTTCTTTATACCCGGGTTCAGTAGGATCAATACGTTTCTTATATAATGCTTGACGGATCTCTGCATTGTACAAGTATATCCGATTCCACGGAGTGACATTCCGGTGATTCAGCTGTACATCCATATGGACGAATGGTTGGATCCCGGCGGCTAAACATTTATCACAAAAAATAGCATCCGGAGGCCCTGGGAGTTTGGGGTCAAAAAACGGGTAGAGAATTTTTTGAAACAACGAAGACTTCCAAAGAGTATACGGAGTAGCTGTAAGGTCCGTTGTTTGGACTCCTTCTCCCGTAGTTTCGTCAAGAAAATCACCTTTCATTTTTCCAATTTCCTGAAGAGATAGTTTCACTCCAGGTTTCTTTCGGCAAGCAAATTTAGCGTAAGGAAACCCGGCTGTATAAGTAACAGCGGAAATAAACTCTTTATCTGCCTCAAGTAAGCGCAATATATCGCCTTTTTCAACACCCCAAATATCATCGTCCATCCGAAGAATATGGGTAAACCCATTCATCAACGCGCGTTGAATAATTTCATTGTCCGCATCTTGCACTCGGCGCCGATAGGGGAAAAAATACGACGTCTTTGCCCCAGCCCTGTGAAGATCATTGACCGTTGTCAATAAAGAATTCATAAACCTACGCGGGTCAGGGTCGATCCCAAACGTAGGGCATCCTATGAGAACTTTTATTTCTTCCTTATTATTCACCTGGCCCTCCTTCTTCTCTGGTTTGAGCCACATACACAACCCCAATGGCTTTATAAAATTTATCATAAGTATCTTCTGAAAGGTGCTTAACCTTTTCCTCCACCCGGTTTCCCTGATCAAGAATATTCTTATTCTCTATCCGGGTTTTATTTGTGTTGCGTATCATAATAGCTCTACGGCCGACTTCAGACAGAGGAATAGACCCCTCTGCGGCGTTCCGGACGCTATGCTCTAAATCCCAAATAGATAAATTTGTTTGAGCGAGACGGATAATGGCCAAAATGAATTCTCCGTCTATCCCCGCATTTTTGCAATCCTCGAGCATTAAATCCAATTCTTGTTGTGCCCCGGGTAACTTGCAAAGCGCTTTTTTAGACACAACACACATCTTATCAATAAATTCTCCAAAACTCATTACAAAAAGATTTCTCCCCATCAGTTACCCGCCTTTCCTATTTTTCATATAAAGTTAATATGTTCGGGTTTATGCACAAAATCGTGGATAAATTTATTTGTGCTATCGTGACGGCAGCAGCCCTCACAATCTTTATGCACGTCAAATTCCTTTTGCAGATACCCGATAATTTTCCAGTAATGTTCAGAATTTAGAATTTCTCCCAAAGACTGTTTTGCCAAATCGCCATAGCAATACCTTTCGTTACCAAATAAATACCCGCAAGGGTAACACTTCCCATCGCCAGAAATTTGGAAAAGTAAAGGCACGTCAAGACAATGATCATAAGGTCTTCGGACACGTTGAGCAATCATCCGAAATTTAGGGACTATCCGAGTTTCAAAGGTACTCATCGCCGCAGCCTGTCTAAGTGTTTCTTTGATTTTTGGCTCGTCAAACCACGGGCTTTCCGGGACCTCCATAGCATTGTATTTAGGATCCGAGCATTGCTTAATTACAAAATAATCTACCCCGGTATCGATAGCGAATTGAGCTTCCCGCAAAACGTATGGGAGTGCGTTCTTTGTTAGCACCATCTGAAGTCCGATAGTCACGGGAGAACCAAGCTGCTTTTTCATTTGGACGGCTAACTGGATGTTTCGTTTCACTCCTTCCCAATACGGCCGGCCGTGAACGACTTCGTACCCTTCTTCGATAGCCGAAAGATTAAAACGCAGCCAGACAAGGTTATTAACAAAATCAGCCATATCTAAATCGGAAATCCGAACGCCATTAGTGGCCATCGCCATATCGAGTCCACTGTCAACACCTGCACGGATAGCCGGGATCAAACTTGGATGTAGAGTAGGCTCACCGTCCCCGACAATAGAGATAGCTTTTACTCCGCATTTTGGGGCCTCTTTAAAAAGCTGGATAAGTGCAGCATCAGGAATCATTTCTCCAGTCATCTTTTGAAAGATACCATAGCAATACTCGCATTTAATATTACACAACTTAGTAATTCCAGCATCGATCATAATTGGCGCGATTCGTTTCCCTTGAACGAAGTGTTTATACACACGATCCATATGCCAGAGCAACTTGTTGCTATCTAAATTCCATTTGTCAATATCCTTCACGTTCATTTTGTTACCTCCTCTATTTTTACGCTGCAATGACCACCTTGTTGAAGACGATTGGTTTTTAATTTCACGTCACACGGATTACAAAGGCCAAAATCGTGGCACATACAAACCCGGTAGCTTCGGCTATCTGTATTCTTAGCGGCTGCAAATGGCCGGCTATTGGAATAAAGAAAATGGTGGCAAGGGAATACTTCGCCATTAGGAGCAAAAAGAAGTTCGCTCGGATAACACCAAACTGCTTTTCTCTGCCTCTGGCCAGATACTGCTTTGGGGTATTTATAAGTCCCGTGTGTAGCGTCGAGAAATTCTTTCATTCGAAAATCTATTCCTACACTGTCGCAAGCATTTTGCATCATAGAGTTTTTTAACTTCATATCTGGATGATCCAGGCCCCAGATACCAACACTGTACCCCTCTTTCTTCAATGCTTGTACAGTTTTGAGTAGCGTAATCCCGTTAGTTTTTTGATGAAACGAAAATCTAATCGACGCATACGGGGCACGACGTTTAAACATTTTTGGCTCTGTGCGGTAGATAAACTCTTTAACGTCGAAACAGCCATTGGTCAGAAGATCGATCTTCTTTCCGCGAAGATGAAGTTCTTTTACCAGATCGTAGAAGTCCGGGTATTCAGTTGGTTCGCCACCCTGAAGACTGATAGGTAAATCGTTCCGGGTAGGAATAGCAGAAAGAATTTTTACCCATTCACTGACAGATATTTCTTTACGCGGCGCGAAATCCCCGTGCCGATTAATACAATAACTACACCCCATCCGGCAACGAAAAGTAAGAAACACCCCAATGTAATTATATTTATCCGGCAATTTCATCTTTTCACCCTTCGATAATTGTATCATATAACCTCCTGTATTCGACAAACATTATTGGTCGCTCAATTACTCTATGTATAAACGCGCCCATCACATCGCGACAATTAGTAAGCCTTACAACTGGAATAGACGTATGCTTCTCAAAAACGTCCGAGTAGTCCTGAACGTGCTGTGTCCCCGGGTCAAGCGGGCTATCGTGGCCGACGCATACTCGGATAATCATAGGAATTTTTAAGCCGTATTTTTGTAAATTCGAAAGATGATTAACTAAGGCGTCCATCCCGGCGAGTAAGAAATCCGCACGTTCAAAACAAAGTACCGGAAGATAACCTTCTAATGAAAGTCCCGTGGCTATCCCGACCATTAAGTTTTCGGCAACTGGTGTCTCAATACATAAATGTTCGCATCCGATAAGCGTTCCGTTCATTTTATGCCCGTAGGCGGTATTATAACCGACAAAACGAATTTGAGGATTAAGCGATAACGCGCACATTGTTTTATGAAGCAGATCTTTGTAAGTATCTCTATTCTCGATTTTTTCTACCATTTAATTTGCACTCCTGTTCCTACGTGCGGAAAAGCTGCTTGATAATGATAATAGAAAACCTTTGGGGTACCCCAAAGTTCTTGCATTTCACGGTCTTTTTCCCCCCAACGCTGTTCGATAGATGTCGTTACTGATCGATTATTATTTTCGATAACGAAAGTGATAGGTAGATCGTGGCCTATTGCGTATCTTAGCGCCTCCCAAAACCAACCTTGATCACAAGCCCCATCACCGACAAAACAATGCACTTTATTACTCTGCCCCGCGAGTTTAATCGCTTTTGCGACTCCTACCGCAAGACCGACGTTTCCCCCTACAATAGCTGTACTGATGAAATGCCGGGAAAGATCGATAATGTGCATTGAATTATTATGCTTCAATATCTCATTCCTCAAAAATTCTTTGTCTCCTGTGGCCAAGAGCCAATGGTAAGTATTCCTGTGAGTAGAAAAAACCCAATCCCCAGGTTGGAAATGTTTTTGAAAATAACTAATTAAGATATCTTCATTCCCTCCGCAGAAATGGTGGGGGCAACGGATTTGTCCGCTCTCCCAAAGGATACGCATATCGTCTTCAAAGTCTATTAACTCTTGTTTAGTTATCATAAGTCCTCAATAGTTACCGTTTGCTTTTGATATTCGATTGGTGTTAGCCACCCTAAAACTGGCGCACCAGAAAAACCCTTCTCCCATATAAACCAAGCATAACACGAAGCAGAAGAGCCGGTGTCTGAGAAACGCCCGTTCATCGCGCATTTCTTTCGAAAAGAATATACCCAGATTTTTTTCGGCGGATTCTTGACAAACAACTTTTGGCGGCCTTGTCCTTCTAAAAAAGTTAACTTTAAAAACATCGCAACTTTATTAGATGTAAGTTTTAACGCTTGCTCGACAAATTCTGCCGCAAATTTATACGGGGGGTTCGTAATAATATCTCCAGTAAAGCCTTCTGTCGCTGTTAAGAAGTCTATTCCGGGTTTTCCAAAACCCCTATCAATTAAATCAGACGAAAAAACTGTCTTCCCCAAAGACGTCATACGTATAGATAAGTGCCCTTCCCCGCAAGCAGGTTCCCAAATTTTTGGCGCAAATTTTTCAACATTAAATAAGTCGTCAATGGCCGACGGTTCTGTAGCGTAATAGTCGTGAACTTCACGATCGTGATCCGAATGGTTACTAGCACCAAGAGTCGTAAAAATAGATTTCTTATTTCCTGTCCAGTCTTTACTTATCATAACTCTCCCACTATTTGATTCATTTGCTCTCTCATCGGCCGGGTATAGGAGGTACTGAATACCCCACCCTCTCGAGAGATTTTTTTATCCCAACGTAACCCCACTAACGCTGCGGCTACACGGCTTTGATCAGCCCGGGTAACTGACTTCATAGGTACGCCTACATATTCAAGTATTTCTTCTGTTGTAACTTCATTCACTTCCGGATTCTCCTTAACCCAACGCACAACATTTTGTCTCATAGGGTCTTCCGGCATCCGGGCCTGAGCTTCAAGAACTTGAAGTTGTTCCGCCTCGCCTACGAGATAGAGCATTTCGTTTTTATAACATTGAAAAGCTTCCGCCCAAAGCTGGTCACAATTATTTTCAAGGCCTTTAAGGTCCACCGGGCCATTAAATCGTGTAATCCAGTATCTTCTATTTCCGGTAATATCGTTGAGATACCCCACGTGTTCCGGGTTAACCGTTCCTATGAAAATACTTTGACGAGGAAAGTCTTTTGCGTGGCGTTCGTAAGACAAGCGGACGGTATCTTTTTCCCGGGTGATAAAAGATTTAAGGCTGTTTGCGTCGTGCCAGCGAAGCGCGGTCATTTCGGAGAGCTCTATTACCCATTTACTTAACATCATATGAATCGCGTCTTTAGCGTGAGGATCTAAATTCATATCCCCGCCCCAATTTCTGCCGAGGATACGGCAAGCTGTACTTTTCCCGATTCCCTGATCTCCTTCGATAATAAGTACGTGATCCCACTTACACCCAGGCTCCATAACACGTTTCACCGCCGCGCAAAGAGTCTTTCGCGCAATAGCCCGGGTGTACGAGGTATCTATCGCGTGGCCAAAAACGGTTAGCCAATTGTTAAGCCTCGGAATTTGGTCCCAGACAAGAGATTGAAGATAATTTCTAATAGGATGATAATGCCTTTTATGCGCCACAACTATAACTGCCTCTAAAACTGTTTGCTGGGAAAATTCTATGCTAATCGTTTTCGCCAAGAAAAACTTCAATAACACAACATCTTCGTCGCAAAGATTGGGCCCCTTAGCCCCGCGTTCTTTATACCACGGTGCGCTTGAATTTATTTCTATCATCCCGGAAAAAGTGTTATACCGGAAGGCATCTTGAATTTTTGGCAGTGTTACTAAGTAGTTCACAGCGTTGTTGAGGGATGGTTTTATCGCGCCTTTTGCGGTTAGATCGTATTTAACGTCCCCAAAATTTATTTTTTCGCCTACTTCAGCCACTTTAAAAATCGCGCCAACATTCAAGTGGCCGGCTTTTTCTTTAGCATAAGTATAAGCAGAGCGGACCGTGTGTTCAATATCTGGGTCAGAAAGGGCTGGGGAGATCTTTTGGGGAAGGTACGACTCTTTCAATGTTTGAAGACAAGTGCATTCAGACAGCCCAAAATCCCGGCCGCGGCAAGCAGCTACATAAAGAGAATTTCTACGGGCCCCTGTTGTAGCCTCTGGCATCCCGGAAAGAGATTCTTTAAATCGTTCGATATTTAACGCGTCATCATCTACAAACCCCGGTTCTGGGGCCGGGCCGATAGTTACCCTTTCTTGCTTGACGATCCGGGCTACAAGAGCCCCTGGCGCGTCCAGAAGGGCATTTAAAGAGCCGAAGACTACTTCATACCGCTTCTTTGTATCTGGATGGATGCTTTCTGCCCCCACCACATAAAAAGGCCCGTGACGAAATTCTAAACCTGGGTATTCTTTAAGGTAAAGTGAAGTCTCCACACCTAGAGGGAAGTTAAGGTATATATGAAAACCACCGGAACCTGTCTTGACCACAAAAGTTTTACTCTCCCACCCTTTTTCGAGTTTTAGATCCCCACAGAGCTGGGCAAAACTTTCTTTCCCTTTGGCCCCGTCTTTGATATCAATATCAATTACAAGCCGGTTCTCCGTATGCACCCCAAAATTCTTGGGGATATCACTCCGGGAAAGGGTCGGGTCTTTTGGAATTAATTTCCAGTCTTCTCCCTCTTTAACCGCCGGCTTTTTACCGCGCAAAGGAAAAACTCGAAAACCTTGCTGAACGTATTGCTGAATTATATCAAGCATAGTAGATATACTCGTCCTATAAGCCTTTTATATCCGAAGAATCTTCCGGAAGCTGTATCTGTTTTTGTATTTCAGACCCGGGTATAAAATATCTTGAGCCGCTTTTACCCGCGCGTATTTGATTACGCTTTATTCTCGTCAAAACCCCATTGTGCGTCATACCTAATAACCTCGCAGCCTCGCCCACGGAAAACACCGCTGTCGGATCGAGAGTTTTAATCGCTTCAATGTCAATGGTCTTCATTTGTATCACCTCCTTTATTTTCTGTCAAGGAAAATTTCTTAACCCCAACTTTTAGAACCCGTGCGATTTCTTCCTTTTCACATTCCCGGCATTTTCCGGTGATCCCGGAAACCGGAATCCTATGGATTTTACAAAACTTAACAGGCTTAACCCCCATCAATCTACCTCTACTGGATTATACCTGTGTTTAGAGCCTATCGTTTTCCTAAAAATCTTATGCCCCCCGCCAGCCGCGCGCCGGTAAAATTCTTCCACACTCTTAGCGTCTTCTGAAAGAAGGACCGCTGGCTGCATAAGCTCTAACCGGGCGATAAATCCTCTTTCCCAATCTGTACCCCGATACCCCGATTTATGCGCTTCGATAATCAACGCTTCTGCTTCAGGCCACGTCATTTCAGCTCCTCTGTTTTATATACAACCTTATAATCCTTATGGGTATATTGACACCAATTAAATTTATTACCATAAATAGAAGAAGGTCTTGATGGACAAGGAAGATTTACTCTTGCTGAAATAAACTCTATCTCTGAAATACGATAACCACAACCAGGACATTCATAATAATCAATAATTTTTAGGTTTTTCTTGCTCATTTCAGCTCCTGGTTAGGATTTAGATTTTTCTCTTACTTCTTTTTCGGAGACTGGTTTTCCATTATTACCCCAACCGAAAACAGTTACGAATGGAATCAGGCTCACACAATGTTTCCACAAACCCTGTCCCCAATCCCCAATAGCTTTACATTTAGTTACGTCTTCTCCATAAGTTACTATTGAGACTGTTCCGTTTCTTTCCACGCATAACATCATTATCGCTTGTAAATTATGCTGTTTAGATAATTTCTCTAAGTCTTTAATCTTTATTGAACATAATTCTTCCATTTCTCTCCTCCCCTATTTATTCCACCAATCTATATTTAGCGTTATTAACAATTATCTCTTTCGGGTTTTTATTTTCTTGTGTTGAGATAATCTCAACCTTTCCTTCAAGGCAAATCGGTTCACTATAAATTTTCCGTTTTGCTTTTATGCTTTTGCATTTTATAAAATTATACACACAACAGAAAGCATAATACAGTATGTTCCCAGCGTTGATATTCCAAGCGTTGATGTCCCCAGCGTTGATATTCCCAGCGTTGATATTCCCAGCGTTGATATTCCCAGCGTTGATGTCCCCAGCGTTGATATTCCCAGCGTTGATGTCCCCAGCGTTGATGTCCCCAGCGTTGATGACCCAAGCGTTGATGTCCCCAGCGTTGATGTCCCTGGCGGTGATGTCCCCAGCGTTGATGACCCAAGCGTTGATGTCCCCAGCGTTGATGTCCCTGGCGGTGATGTCCCCAGCGGTGATATTCCCACAAGTTACTTTAATTGAAGCTGATATACTTATTGAACACTCAAACCTTACATCACCCTCAATCGCCAATACTCCGTTTACAATATCTTTTTCTACTTCTTGTTGCGTTTTATAAATCTTCATCTCTCCCCTCCCTATTTATTCACTAACTTTGCGATTTGCTCTTTTCGTTCTACTGTTACAATAGTATCATTCTTGCTACCACCGTGAGCAACCAATAAAATTCTCTCCATTATAAAACCCCTATTTTTACCAAGCCCTATAGAGTTCCATCCAAAACAGATTACTTTACCGTCGGTTTTAATTATTCTTGCAACCTCATTCTTACAATCAGCCCAGTATTTCATTGAACTGAACTTTTTGCTTCCGTAATTTCTTGCTTGTGTTATTGAATATGGTGGGTCATACAAAACCCCATCTGCGGAGTTATCTTTAATGTTTTTAAGCCATTCTAAGGCATCAATCCCCCCATAAGCAATATCGTTTTGATATTTCGCTATACTATTCTTTCCGGAAAAAGGGTCATACCACTCTCCGTGTATATCTTCTTCTTTTAATAATGCTTTTATTGGTTTAATAGTAAATGTCCATAGGCTTGGCATAGCCCAAACTCTGCTTATGTTCATCGGCTCACTCCTTTGCTCCTTTTTATTCCCTTTCAATCTCAAAAGATATATTATTTTTCTTACACCAATAGATTAAATATACAATTTGAAATACTTTGCTATCCGAAATTATAATATTCTGAACCATATAGTATCTCCTTCTGTCCACCAATTCCGTAAATCTTTACTTGCCTTATAATTTTCACTTAAACTCATCATCTCCCCCTCTTTCTCCCATAGGCGGTGTCTTTCATCGGCTCACTCCTTTGCTCTTTCTCTCTTGGGCTTCGTGGATGGCTTGGCTCATTTCTTTTAATTGGCTTTCTGGTATTATCGCAAAAGTCTTATCAAAAACCTCTAAATTAGTATCCCAGTTCCAACCTCTATGGTCGTTACAGCCAAGATATTCTTTGATTATTTCTTTTATCTCCTCCACACCCAACCTCTCGCTTTCTTCTATCTGGACTAATTCTTGTAGGGCTATCTCAATTCTATTGGGATGTATATCCCTATGTTCTCCCTCAAAACTTCCTTCCTCGTATAATCTCTCCAACACCTCTCGCTTGGTCATTTCTCACCTCCGAATAGGTTGGCTATGTCCTGAAGTGTATCATTAACTCCCTCGCAGTATTTATAATATCCGCTTGGATCGCCCTCTACTTCTTTAGGTGGCATTTCTTTAATCTTCTTCGCCGTCACCAACTCACGCAGGGCGGAGAGGGCTTGGTCAAATATTATATTAGCTTCTTCTGTTGCAACACTTCTATGCATCCCATTAACTAATCTATTCAATATCTCCCTTACCGCCTTCTCCTTCTCCAGCAATCTCTCTTTTTCCCATTCTTCAAATGTCATCTTATTCATCGCTGGGTTCTCCTTTTCTTATTTCCCAATATCTTTTAGGTGGCTTAACAAATATAATCCTCCAAATAACCTCTACCTTTCCCCAAAAACTTAAATCACATAAACAAGCCCACATATAGCGAAAAGCTATGTCATCTTCTCCGCCCTTAAAAGCAAATACCCCTAAATCTCTGTTTTCTTCCATTTCTAACTCCTTTTTTCAGGCTTTGTTCGTCGTACCACGACGCGATAAGAGATCTCGTTTTTCTTTCAGCGTAAGCCGGTGTAATAAGTATCGACGAAAGAACACCAACAAATATAAGTATAGTAAATATTCTCATTTTGTCAAGAAATATTTTTCTACGCCCGGACTATCTGATCCGGTGTAAGGTTTCTGACCCAAGCCTCCCGATAACCGCAGCCTTTATTAATGCAATATTCCACTACCCGGATTTCACCGGGCGCTTGCTGTGCGGTGTAACTCTTCCGGACGACAGAGTTTTCTTTGCACTTCGGGCAATAACGCAGGGGCATCAAAGTTTATATGATCCCATTCTCTTTGAATTCCTCCAACAACCCTTGAGCGCGCGTGCGCCCTATTTTTAAACTGCCTTGCATTAAACTAACCATTCCGCCCCCTTTTTAATAGGCGCGAATATCGTCAATAATAAACTCTCCAGCGGTCTCTTTAATGCACGCAGCGTCCACTTCCGCCCAGTTCTTAAAATAAAAGAATATCTCTTTGTCATCACCCCGTACGCCCATATCATTAACCCCGCATACGTAATTAAATATCGGATCGCCGTTGTCTTTATATGAGCCGGATATCCGTATTTTTTGGCGTGTCTCAAGGCGCGCGTTAAAATCTCCGCAGTTTTCTACATTATAACGCTTGCCGGTGCTATCCTTACAATCTTCGCAGCAGTAGTTAAAGATACAATTTTCGCAAATATATTGCCCCATAGTGTCGCCTCCTTGTTTTGCCGGTGTAAAGGTACCGGCATAAATTTGTTGCGGGCTCTCCCGCTTATCCTTTACCACTTGCTCCTCTCAAGTGGTTTCGGCTCTCTTAGAGCCTCGTCAGAGGGTTTATTTTATAGCCAGCTTTGTTTTAGGCAATACCCGCCGTCAGTCTCCGGCTTTGTGTCTCCGTTGCGTCCGGTAATGTATTTGCCGTTGCCGTGAGGGTATAAGGCGCTTGCCAGATTATAAACAATGCTGAAGCCCATATCCATTCCGCAGCCGGACACACCCACCGAGCCGTCGCAGTCTCTATAACCACAAATACAGGCAACGTACCAAGAGATATTGATTATCTCCCGCTCTTTGGAATACCTGTTTTTTGCGATAATCAAAACCGCAATCCGCCTGTACATACCGGAGGCGGAAACGTGCCTTAATGTAGTATAAACACGGCTGCCAGCCGGTAACCATTTTTTGACTTGCTTAATTGCTTCAGCTTTTTCCTGTTCTGATACTTTCATTTTTTACGTCCTTTCTGCCCGTAAGGGCTGTTATTGATTACGCTGCCCGGCGGTCTAATTCCGCGCGTACCTCAGCTAGTGATGGAAAATAGCGAGCGCTAAAACCTATGATCCGGGTGATCTCTTTTAAGCTATCACGCAAGCGAAATAATTCTGGCAAGGATAGCTTAGCTAATTGCTGATCCATTTCTTGGTTGTTCATTGTTTTTTTCTCCTTGCGGATTCTTGGGCATCCGCTTGCCCTTTTGACATTTTTAATATATCACGGAGTGTTAATCTTGTCAAGGAATATTTTGATTTATTTTATTCTTGTGGGTTCTGTGTGTTTGTTTATACTATTGATGAAGTGCCTTACTCTCATTTGATTATGTATACATTACCAGAAATAAATAAAATGAATATTGAATAATGTGTATTATGTGAACGCACGCGCCCGCGCGTATAGTATTTCCTATAAGTGTATAGAAAATCCGCCGAAAGCATAGGGCTTCTTCAACATTATCAACATTTACCAATAAAACGCTCAAGCATATCTAATACTTCATATAACTCATATAACTCTCATAATTCTCACAACTCCGGGCACTCCGTTGTGTCTGTGCGTGCCTTGATATTCATATGGGTTACTCTACCGCTCAAAGGTTTTTGATTCGCCCATATAGGTTGTTGTACATTATTAAAATTGCTTTTGACTTTATCCACCCCCGGGGTGTTAAGCGGGACGTATAGGCATCCTTCGGGGGTGTCAGTGTCTGAGGGGAAGCCACCCACGCCCAGATATAAAATATAAATTTTTCCGAAATCCAATAACTCACAGAATTCATTTAAAAATTTTTACAGAATTCAAATCCTGAAAAAATAGATGGCTGGAAAAATAAAATTTCTCTTGACAAGAGTATAATTTTCTGCTAATCTTCAATCATCAGAATTTGTAAGGCTTATCGGATGCCGCGGAATTCCGAAAACGAAAGGGTGGTGCAAGATGGCGGTAAAGAAAAATAGTTTTGAAAAAGGGGTTAAGTTAGTTTGTCACGGCCAGTATTATTATAAAGACAGCGTCAATAAGGGAGTCAAAGAATTTTCCCTGGATGTTTTTTCTCCGTCGCTGGAAATGTTCCGCGAGCACGCTAAAAAATATGTTGGTACCGACGATAAAGGCGTTCAGAAATTTGAAGACCGCTCATTCATTAATGTCCGCGGGCAGTTGAAGCGCCGGTTGCTTCCGGTATTACTGACAAAGAAATTTCCGGATTTCGCCCGGGTTCGGTTTGTGGTGATTGACGAGATCATTAGTCTTGACGGGTCAGAACTTGACCTCCCCATTACTCTGCGGTCTAAGAAGCAGTTGGCGTTTCAGATCTCCAAAGAGGGGATGCCGCTGAGTGTTGACGACTATGTTGATATTGATGACCTGCGTTCGGATATGCTCGAGTATGTTCAAGACCCGGAAGCGTTTCTCCGTAACAAGGCCAAGAGAGATAAACGCCGGAATGCGGAACGCGAGTTTATGCGGATGAACGGTCTCCAGGAAGGTGAGCTTCCTACGAAACGCGATAATACGCTGAGCCCTTCCGGGATCGAAAGCCTGTAATATCACGGAGGTTCAAGGATGCTTGAAGACGAGCTGACTTATCCGGCAGGGAAGAATACGCTTATCCTGCCTGGGGGTGAGGTAGTTCCCACTGGTTCCCGAGGGCTTTCTCCTTCTGAAATTACTCAACAGATTAAAGAGGCGGTGGGTTTACCCTATCTTGGCCGGGAAGCTGACAAGGTAGGGATGACTTTGCTTGAGGCGGCGCTGTATTCAGCGGCTAAAAAAGCAGCGGATGGGGATGTTGACGCGCTGACAAAGCTTTTAGATCGTTTGATGGGTAAACCAGTTCAGCAGGTTGTACAGGCCACCGGGACGCTCCGGGAGTTTTTGGATGGTATTGCCAGGGCGGAGCCGATAGAGGCGGAGGTAGTCGCTCCGATTGACCAATTATGAGAGAGGCGCTCACGTATCAGCAGGAAGTAGTGTTGAGGAAACTCGCTCAGGTTCTACCTTTTTATTCTCAACATTGTTTGAAGATAGTGGATAAGGCCGGCTTAATCCGTCCGTTGGTGTTGAACAAAGCCCAAATGTATATCCACGAGAAAGTAGAGGAGCAAAAACGGCGGACGGGAATGGTACGCGCGGTAATATTGAAGGGGCGGCAGCAAGGATGCCTGGATCCTAATACTCGGATTCTAACTTCGGATTTACAGTGGAGGCGGATAAAAGAGATAGGGGTTGGGCAAAGACTTGTCGCGTGTGATGAAAATTCCGTGGGTTTAGGCCGGGGCCAGCATCGGAAAATGCGAACAGCAATAGTTGAGAAGAAATGGTATACCCGAAAAATAGCCTATCGTATTACTCTTGACGATGGGCGATCGGTAGTGTGCTCGGGGGATCATAAATGGTTAACCCGAAAATCAGGAGTTGACCCAAGTTGGCGTTCCGTAAACGGGAAGACGCCAGATAGACGGGATGCTTTGAAACAGGGTGATTTGATTCGAGCGATTACAAAAACTTGGGGAGAACCCAGTTTTGATGATGCCTGGTTCGGGGGGATGGTTGATGGAGAAGGGTCATTTGATTATAAAAATCGTACGGGGGCAGATTTATCTATTTCTCAAATAGACGGCTTGATTCTTGAGCGGATGAAGAAACACTGCGTTACCCAGGGTTATGGGGGATGTGTAGTTAGTGATGATGGCCCTCGTAGGTCAAAATTCGGGCTACGGTCAGTTCACGCAATCAGTATTGGCGAAGCGGCGTCGCTTTTCCGGCTTTTTGGGCTATCCCGGCCTACACGTTTTATCGGGCAAGAATGGTGGGTGGGTAAAAAGCTTCCACAAAATTGTTGGCATCGGGTTGAGAAAATTGAGATGTTAGGAGAGCGTAGACTGGTAGATATCCAAACATCCACCGGCACCTATATCGCGGAAGGATTAGTTACCCATAATTGTACGACTTATATTCAGGCCCGGTTCTTTCATAGGACCAATTTCACGGGGAATCTTTCGGCCTATGTGCTTGCCCATCAAGTTGAAAGCACAATTAAGATTTTTAGTATGACTCAGAAGTTCCGGATGAATCTGCCCACTGATCTTCAGCAGCCGTTGGAGAAAGATACCGAACGGGCGATGAGTATGTCCAATGGTTCGGGGTATAGTGTCGGTACCGCTGGGTCAGCCCAGATTGGAAGAGGAATGACAGTGCAACTTTTCCACGGGTCGGAGGTTGCTTTTTATGAGAATGCTGATCAACTTTCGACAGGCCTGATGCAGACAGTTGCAGATGTCGTGGGAACAGAATTGATCTTCGAGAGTACTGCTAACGGCCCGGGGAATTTCTTTTATGATTTGGTGATGGGGGCGATTGCTGGGACTAATGGATTTATGTTAATTTTTATTCCGTGGTATTGGCAAGACGAATACAAAGACCCGATGCCGCTGGCGGAAAAAGATCTTGATGAAAAAGAGCAGAAATATTGGGAAGCGCATAAAAATGATGGGCTTACTCTGCAACATTTGGCTTGGCGGCGAAGAAAGATTGCGTCGTTTGGTGGGCAGGAATGGAAGTTCGTTCAAGAGTACCCGTTCAACCCGGAAGAAGCTTTTGTAAAAGCTGAGGGTAGATTTTTTGATCTTGCTCGTGTGTATGTCGCTAGGGGTAAAAAAGTGGAGCCCGATCCCACCGCTCCGTTGATTATTGGGATTGATCAAGGCCGTACAGGAGACTGGACGTCGATTGCGCGAAGGACAGGAAAAATTTTACATCCTTTTGAACGGATACCTGCGGATGACGGGGCGGAACGTGATATGCGTTTGGCCGGACGGATTGCAAAGATTATTGAAATTGAAAATCCGGATCTTGTTGTACTTGATGTAACTAATGAACACGGGGCGATGGATCGATTGCACGAGTTAGGTTATTCAAAACGCTTAGTAAAGGGCGTGCATTTTGGTGAAAGAGCGATAGACCCTACTCGACATCGAAATATGCGGGTACAAATGCACTGTGATTTTAGAGAATGGTTTTTAGATCCGGATGTGTCTATTCCGGATGACGGAAAATTTTTAGCTCAGGTAGGAGCAATCCCGCAAGAAAAAGAATCAAGCAATAATGTTCTGTATTTGGTTCCTAAAGATGATGTCATAAAGCTATTAAAGTTTTCGCCAAACGATCTAGAAGCAGCGATCCTTACTTTTGCTTACCCGGTCAGGAAAAAAATTCCACTTGACAAACTTCCAAAAAGTGGTAGTGTTGAAAGTACAATGAATTTTAAATCTACACTTAGAAGTTTTCGGAGGTAAGAATGAGTGATGATTTTTTAGAGGTAATGACTTGGCCGTTTTCGGAATTTTTTATGGATGACGATGAAGAAGAGTCGGCGCCGGTCGACACTGGTGTGGTGGATACAGTGGATAGTGTAGAGGAGCAGTCTACTTCTCGTCGATTAGCTAGGTTGTCTAAATATTTTACATCGCCTTCGGGTGTTCTTGATTCACCGACTGGAAGTACGGGGGTTTTTTAATGACAGTAATAGAAGCGGATTTAAAAGAATTCTCTGCTGTTAAAGCTCGTAGAGCCCCGTGGGAAAATCTGTGGGAGCTAATTGCTCGGTATATTTACCAGCGGAAACAAGGCTTTACTACAGTTTCTACTCCCGGCGCTTTTTACGAACATCAGGATGTCTGCGATAATACCGCCGGCCAAGCGATGCACACCGCGGTTTCTGCTATTGATGGGGCCATTTGGAAAAATGGAGCCCGAACTTTTCGAGTGCCTAAACCTCGCCAAGCTCGTGATACTCAGGAGGTAAAAGATTTTTATAAAGAAGTTAACGCTCGGGTGACTGACCAGATGGAGCACGAAAAGGCTGCGTTTGGTACTGCTCGATTGGAGGCGTTGGCCGAAGTTGTGTCTTTTGGTACTGATGCTATTGGGGTTTTTAAGGCCAAACCGGGGGAGAAGCATAAAGTTGAGTACCGGGCCTTGCCGCTGAAAAATTTATATGTAGTTGAGGATGCTCGTGGCCGGGTGGTAAAAGAGTTTTATGAATTTGAGTTTAATGCGTTTCAGTTAAGAGATGAGTATGGCGAAGCAGCGCTTACTGATAAGGTTAAAAAGTTGCTTGAGAAAGACGATTATGAAACTAAGCTAAAAGTTCTTTGGGTTGTTAAACCTCGGGCTGATGTGAAAGATAATACTCTAGGCCCGGAAAAATATTCTTATGAGTCAGTCCATATTCTTGAAGAGGATAAGGCGGTTGTTCGGAGAGCTGGGTTTAATGGCAATCCAATTATTGTGAGCCGCTTGTATAAAAACGAGGGTGAGGAGTATGGTCGGGGAATGGGGACGAACGCGCTTTCCCCAACCATTGAGCTTAATGGTGTTGTAGAGCTTCTTACTCAAGGCGGTGAACTGACTGTTTTTCCTTCGTGGTATGTTTTAGACGATGGGACGTTTGGTAACGGCACGATTGATCGTTCGGCTGGAAAAGTTATCCCTATTGACGTAACGTCGTCTAAGATTACTGGTATGGCGCCTATTGGCCCGATTGGTAATGTGGGGTCATTAACTCCGTTGGTAAGCTTAATTGAATGGTTGACTACTGAGATCAACGCGCATTTTCTTGTTGATAAACTTACTGACTTGAATAATAAAACCCGAATGACTTTGGGTGAGGCTCAAATCCGAAACGAACTAAGTTCAGATTTGAAGGGGGCTATTTTTGGTCGTCAGATAGATGAAAAGCTTATCCCTGTTATTCGGCGTACTCTTAGCATTCTGGAGGAAGAAGGTGAACTTGGGGTAGAGCCGGGGTCTCCGGAATATATTAAGTTAACGGCGAATGGCCGGACGCCTTTAGTGATTCCGGATGAATTAATAGAATTACGTGATGCCGGAGTAGAGATATACCCGATTGAGTTTATTTCTCCTGCTGCTCGAATTCTTCGATCGGAAGAAGTTCGAGGATTGATTTCGCTATGGCAATTCGCGGCGGGGTTTTCCGGAGTAAAACCAGAGTTGTTGCTTTGGTTGGATGATGAAGCGACAATGCCGTTGGTGAGAGATCTTTACGGCGCTCCGGATAACGCGATTGTATCGAGAGAGGAATTTTTAAAAAGGTTGAAATCGTATAACGACGCTCAGGCAATGAGGTATCAGTTACAAGCAGCACAGGTAGGCGCGGATGTCGAGGCTAAGAAAGCATCTGCTAATCAACAAAATGCCCAGGCCCAAGCCACTACTGGCGGGATGAATGGGATGATTAACAACGGAGCTCTCGGTTATCCCGAGATGGTAATGTAAAATGGATGGTAAAACAGAGCAACAGTCTCCCGACGAAGTTGCGAGACAGGCAGCAGAAACACAGAAGAAAATTGAGGCGAGGAGGAAAAAAGCAGAAGCATATAAGATAGCAGTCAATAGCGCAACGACTGACGCCAATGTACGTTTGCTTTTGCAGATGTTACGAGAGATTTGTAGTTACGACGCGCCGGTTCAGGTTGTGGGGGCTAATGGGGAAATCCTGATTAGCTCCACTGTTTTTAACGTAGGACGAGAAGCGGTTTATCACGATATACGGAAAATGATGTCCGTAGAGACTAAAAACGCTGTTGAAAGGAGCGAATAATGTTTGGATTATTGGAGGGGTTGAAATTATTTTTTCCGCTTATGTCTTTTATGATGTTTGACACTGCTCCGGCTCCTGCGGCGATTACGGTTGAGAGTTTGGGAGCAGTACAAGGCGACGCGTTTAGGGCGCTCTTACCCGCGGAGATTCAAGCTAAACCTTATGCTAAAGAAATTAATACTTTTGGTGATTTGGTTAAAAAGCTTGATGGGGCTACGACTTTGTTAGGCCAAAGAACTTTACCCGACGCAAATACACCAGAGGATAAGTGGGGGGAGTTTCATTCTAAGTTCCGTCCTGAGTCTCCGGAAAAATACGAAGTTGGTACAATCGAGGGAGTAACTCCGGAGTACGTCCAGAAGGCTGGACCGATCGTAAAGATTGTGCAAAATCTTTTGCATAAAGCCGGGGCTAGTCTATATCAGGCAAAACAAATTCTTCCCGGGATTTTAAAAGCATTATTTACCGCGGAGACAAGGCATTCGCAATTAAAGGATCAGTCTTTTGCTAAACTTGCAGGGGATCTGTTTGGTGATAAGAAAGATTCGGTTATTCAAAATGGTAAGACGTTTTTGGCCGCGCATTTACCTGAGAATATTCGTCCGTTGTTAGAATCATTTGATGAAAAACAGTTGACCGTTGTTTTAGCGGCTACGGATGCTTTGGCTAAGAAATTTACAGGCGAAGATCCTTTTCGTGGTTCGGGTGGAGGCGGGGGCGGCGGGCAAGAGACTAAAGAGACTTTGGTTGCTCAGATGCAGGAGATAATGAAAAATCCGGCGTATAGTGATCCGTTTAAAGATCGGGTTAAGCATAAAGAATTGAATGATAGAATGGAGGTTATTCGTGGCAAGTTAAAAACTCTTCAAGGTGCTGGATAAAAAAGTTCTTGACAAGAAATATTTTTTATGTTAGTGTTCTTTTGTCAGCGACATTTAAGTAATCGTCCGGGAAACAAAGCCGGGGATCGATGAAAAATAACTGGCGTACTCAAGCGGGAAACGTCCGGGAAACAAAGCCGGGGATCGTAACTCGTAAGGGCGGTGAAAATTAATTAACTAAGGAGGAAGTTATGAGTTATGATACAGTTCAAATAACGGAGTTCAATGCGGCGCTCGATGTTCAAGAGCAGCAGATGACTTCCCGCCTTTTGCCCTACGCAGTTAGGAAACCTGTTGCTGGCGATGATTATGCTTATGATGGGTTAACTGAAGTTCAGGCGTACCACGCGAATGGGCGCAATCCGGATATTCAGCCGGTGGAAGCGCAGTTTACTCGCAGAAAGATGTCGAGAGACCGCGTAGTTGTAACCTTATTGGTCGACAATAAGGATATCCGTGGAATGTTAACGGATCCTCAGAGCGAGCTTGCCAGTTTGTGTATTGCTGCCGTTGAGAGGGAAACTGATCGCGTTATCTATGACGCGCTGTTCGCCACAGTTTATACAGGCCGAAATTTTGCGACGAGTGTTTCTTATTCGTCCGATGGGGTTGCTAGTGTGGATGCGACTGCCGGGTTCACCTATGAAAAATTGTTAGAGATCCGTCAGAATTTTATTGACGCCGAAGTCGGCAATCAGGGTCAGGTTGCGATTGCCATAGGAATTTCTGGCGACGAGCATACTGATTTGATGAGTGAAGTTGAGCTCACCAGCGGGGATTATACGTCTCAGTATGTAATTGCAAAAGGTATAATCACTAACGCTATGGGTATGGATTTGGTTGCCTTTGGCGCGGGTTCAAACATTACCGATCCGATTCTCGAGACGGTTTCAGGGGAGAGAATTTCGTTTGCTCTTTCCGCCCGTGGAGTAGCGTTAGGTATTTCTCTTGAAAGAAAGGTAGAGGTTAAGGACTACCCGACTAAGATCGAAACCAGCATCATCAACGTAATTAAGGAACTTGGCGCCGTGCGTACTGCCGGTGTAAGGGTTCAGAGATTACGTTTAACCCCGTAAGGAGAAAGGAGATAAAATGGCTGCTTATAATGATATGGTAACACAAAATGCGTCAGATAAGAAAGCCGATGTGGACATCTCTGCTCGTTCCGTCGGGGCTCCGGTGAAGAAATTGTTCTTCTCTTTTGAGAAGGCTGCGGCTGATATCAATGCGTCGGTTTGGCGTATTGGCCGTATATCACCTTTCGCCAGGATCGTGGGCATTAAAATTGCTTGCGACGCGATATCCAGTCTTACCGATTTGGATATCGGGTTCTATAAGCCGTTGAGTATTGATGGCAATGTGATTGATAAAGACTGTCTTAAAGACGGCCTGAATCCTTCGTCAGGTATTGCTACTCTGACAGAAGAGTATGCTCCAGATCCGGCTAACGTCGGAAAAGAAGCATATCTGATCGCGGGGGTCACAGCGGCAAACGCCCGGAAATATGGGGCTTTTGACGTAGCGCTAACCGGGAATACCGCCGGTACTGATACAGGTAGTATTGCGGGTATTCTTGAGTATGTAGAATAAGAAAGAGAGGGATAGGTTATGAGCGCTCCAGTTTCTGCTGAAGAAGTTTGTAACCTATCCCTTGATTTATTACGGCATAGTATTCTTATCACTAGTTTAGAAACGCCTACCACCGATGAAGAAAGTCTTGGCGCACGTTGGTATGATGCGTTGCGCCGAGCAGTTCTTAGAATGTTCCCGTGGAACTTTGCCCGGAAACGTATTACTCTCCCCCGTATTACCACCGCTCCGGAATTTGAATACGAAGACGCATATCAGCTTCCCAATGATTATGTTGGGTATGTTTTTGTTGGTGATGATCCGGTAAATAACCCTATTACTGATTTTTTAATTGAGGGTAAGCAACTTTTAATTAATAATGACGGGGCTGCGTCTCTTGATTTTTGCTACATTTATGATATTCAAGATGTAGTTAAATTTGATCCGATTTTCTTAATGCTTTTGGTTGCAGAATTGGCGTTAATGTTCGGCAATTCTTTGACTGGACTAAACAAGAGTATTGCGGGTATGGAGAAATTTCGGGATCGCTGGGAGGCTAAGGCTCGGGTTAAGAATGGCCACGAAAATCCGCCCCGGGTTCGATTTGAAAGTCCGTTGAAAACTTTACGGCATAGCGGGCGTAATGCTTCTTCGTTTGACGGTCAGCACCTTTTATCTTAATGGGGATAAATTTTTATCAAAATAATTTTTCGTCAGGAGAACTGTCGCCCGGAGTTTGGGGGAGGGTAGATAGGCCTTTTTATAAAAATGGACTAGAGATTTGCCGGAATTTCACTCCTTTGTTAACCGGAGGTTGTCGCTTTTCTCCAGGAACTGAGTTTAGTGTTCACACACGGTTAAATCAGTCCGCCTGGGGCGTTCCTTTTCGTTTTAACATAGAACAGGCGTATTCTTTGGAATTTACGGATTATAAAATCCGTATTCATCACGATGGTGGGGTTTCTTTAGAAACAGCTAAGGCTATTACAGGGCTAACGGCCGCTAGTCCGGGGGTATTTACCAGTAATTCTCACGGATTTACGTCGGGGGACGAAGTTTATCTTGATGGTTTAGTCGGGCCTACTTCACTCAATAAGCAATTCTATTTAGTTGTTTATATTAATGCGAATACTTTTTCTCTTACTGATGTAGATGGAAATGCTATTAATACTGCGGCTTTAACCGCGTATTCTTCTGGGGGGACCGCGGCTCGGGTGTATGAAATTACTTCTCCATACACTGCTGCTGAAAGCGCGCGGATTAAATATTGTGGGACAGCGGATATAATGTATCTTTTTCATCCCGATCACGAACCTCGGATTCTTATTCGGGCTGGGGCTACATCTTGGTCTATCGCCACCTATACTCGGTATTCTTCTCAATGGACTATTTCAGGAATCACAAAGGCCAGTCCAGGGGTTATCACAACCACAGCAGATCACGGATTAGTTACTGGTGATAGAATTTATCTTTCTCAAATTGTAGGGATGACCGAGTTGAATCAAACCGAATTTTTAGTTGAGTATATTAGCGCCACTACTTTTTCGTTAAAAACTTTAGCAGGGGCCGCGGTTAACACTAGTGCTTACACTACGTATGCGTCTGGTGGAAAAGTTGCGATAGTCCGGGATGTGGGGTTGTCGATTACTGGTGTTACAAAAGCCAATCCAGGGGTTGTCACTATTGCTGGCCACGGGTTGTTAACGGGTGATAAAATTTATATCGACAGTATTGTTGGAATGACAGAGTTGAATAGTGGGTTTTATTGGGTTAAAAAAATCGATGCCAATACGTTTTCATTGACTAATGAAATTGGAACTGATCTTGATACTACATCGTATACTACTTGGTCTTCGGGTGGTAAAGTTTATTTGATTCGAGGGTTGTTTACTAAAATCGGGGACTTTCCGGGGGCCGGTGGCTTCTATGGCGGTCGGATGGTTGCCGGTGGAACAGATAACGATCCAGATGTTTTTTGGTTGTCTCGAGGTCCGAATTCTGATACCGGTGAATCTCAGTACGATGACTTTTCTATTGGAACAAATGATTCAGACGGGATGGTTTTTGTTTTATCTTCCCAAAATCTTCAGGCGCATAGAATTTATTGGTTTAGCGGTACTCCCGGATTTATGGTTATAGGAGCTTCTAGTGGCGTGTATAAGGTAAATGGTGGTTCCGACGGTAGTGCTATTACTCCAACGTCTATATATAGTTTTCCGGTATCGAGTGTTGGGGTGATGGATATGATGCCGCTTTTGATCGACAATAATACTTATTATATAGAGGAAGGTGGCAGGACTATCCGTAGTTTTGGGTATAGTCTTTTAGAAGATAATTATAAAGCTTTTGATAAGAATATTCTTGCGGAGGACATAACTTATGGTGGCATTACCCAAATAGCGTATGCGAAAGGCCGACCGAATATCATTTACGCGGTTCGTGCTGATGGAGTTTTATTGACGTGTACTATTTTAGAGTCTGATGATGTCGCGGGCTGGGCGCGAAGGTATTTAGGCGGGGATGGACAAGTTTTAAGTGTTGTGACAGAACCGCAAGTTTCTGGGATTGACCGAATTGGTCTTTTTGTAGAACGGACAATTGATGGCGCTACCCGCAGGTATGTGGAATATATCTCCGACGACCCACAAATTCCTGATTTTTCGGATTATTTTACTGGGGGGGATAATGAGAATGCTGATCGAGAAAAGTTTGAAAAGATAATGTTCGAACTTCAGAAACAATTTGTTCGATTAGATAGCGCTTTAATTCGAGATACTACACAGGCTACTACTTTAACTCTCGGGGCGGTTTCTGGGGATAGTGTTACTGCGACAGCTGGGGTGGCGGCTTTTTCTGCCGCGGATGTGGGTCAGTTTATTTTTGCAAAGTTTATCGATGGGACGGAAACCGGTATTGCTGAGATAATCGGGTATACTTCTACTACGGTTGTTACTGTTAAAATCTTAGAGACTTTTTCGGCTACTACTTTTGCGTCGGGTGGGTGGTACCTAACAGATCAGACTATTACAGGTCTTGGGCATTTGGAGGGGGAAACGCTAGGTGTTGTAACGGACGGCGGGTTACATTCGAATGTTGTGGTTGCGGATGGGGCGGTTACATTGGATTATTCAGTTCGTTATGTTATTTTGGGGAAACGATATTCTGGGATTGGGCGTACAGTTGATTTTGAGATAGCTGGGTTATCTACTACGGCTCAAGCCCGGAGGAAAACTGTTGAAAAAGCTTTTGTAAAGCTTCGGAATTCTTTGGGCGGAAAGTTTGGGGCCAACGTAAAAGGGCTTTACAATTTGACGGAATTGATGTATCGTAAAGCTGGTAGTAGTTATTATGATCGGCCTCCAGTATTAGTAACAGGTTTGAAAGATGTTCCACTGAAAGATGGGTATTCAAATGAGAAGCATTTTTATTTTTTGCAGGATGAGCCGTTTCCGTTAGAGGTATTGTCGATAATTCCGTCAATTGATGTGGGGGAGGAAGAATAATGGCGAGTATTTGGGGGAAGTCATTACAAGCAGGGGCATTGGGATTGAGCGGTATTTCGTCGGCTATTTCTGGATTCCAAAATGCATCTCTCTTGGAGGAACAGGGCGTGCTTACCAAAGACGATTATTACCGGCAAGCAGCTTTAGTAAAAGAAGAGGGGTTCCGTACTCGGTCAAAGCAAACAATGGAGTATATTTCTTCGGGGGTTGAGATTGTTGGCACTCCGCAATTAGTTTTGAAAGAAACTTTATCGAAGTCTTTTGCAAAAGCTAATTCTCTTGAAGTAACTGGTAGAAATTATGAACGGTTGTATAATAAAAAGGCAAAGCAGTCTGAATCGGAGGGGATGACTTCGCTCATTAGTAGTATTGTAATGGGCGGGGCCCTGTTTATTTAATGGCTAAAGGTAAGATAACACCATACGATCCAGGTAATTTTTCACCTTCGGCTACTGGAGTGCCGGGGGAGGATAGGTCGGGTCAGATTTTAGCTCAAGGAATTAATACTATTGGTGTGGCGATTGCTAAACGTGAAGATACCACAAGTACTCTTGAGGCTATGGACCAATTTGGGTCTTTTGATTTAGCTTATCAGCAGCAGAAGTTGGATCTTCAACGGCAGTTCAAAGATGATCCGGCAAAATACCCGACAGCGGTAAAGGAGTTGTCCCAGAAACTTTCTGACCAGTTTAGCCAGGGTATGTCCGGGGATGCGGTTAAGAAATTTAGGCAAATGACATCGTCTTCGTTAGCCCAAGATGCCGGGAATTTAGCGAAGTGGTCTTTTCAGCGAGATAATGAGATTCAAGTCGGCCGGATTAGTAGTATTAAGCAGAATTTGGCTATTAAAGCGTCTACAATTAATTCAGCAGAAGGTTTACAGAGTCTTAAACAAGATTTTATCGCTGCGAGTGCAGAAGCTACTAAATTGATAGATAAAGAGGCGGATACTAAGCTCACTCAAACATATTGGGAACTGGCTAAAAAACAGGCTATGGCGGCGCAGGTATTTTCCCGCCCGATGAAAGTAATGCGGGATTTGGAGGGCGGGGCGTATGATAGTATACTGGACGCTGACGAACGCCTTACTTGGAAAGGTAAAGCTCGGGATGCAATTTACAATCGGGCAGAAGATGATCAATTCCGGACTATGTTTATGGCGCAGGGTAAACTTCTTGACTATCAAAACGGAATTGAAGACGGATCAGTTTCGATTGCTGATTTGATTACCGAACGTGACGCGATGGTGGCCAATAAATATAAAGTTGATGCGTTGGGTAAACCGGTTATAGATCCAAATTACATTAAAGGTTTAGACAATCAAATCGATATGGTTATGTACGCTAATCAGCGTCTTCCGGCTAATAAAGAAGCTCGGAAAGAAGCTTTAGCGAAGTTTGATACGGATTGGGAAGAGTATTTAATGGAAAAGAAGCAAACCGGGCAAGGACCGTCTGAAAAGGATGTTGCTAAAGAGCTTGAGATCTATGCTAATCTTTCGTCGCTGTATCAGACGGGAGTAATTACAAAATCCGACTTTGATCAGAAAGCGGCGATTATGCGGACAAAACTCGCTTTGAGACAAGGGCAAGTCCCTCGGGTTAAATCTTTTAGTGAAGTGGTCGATCAAGCGGGAACGGTTCCGACTTTGTGGTGGCGACGGCCAGGAAATGATGTAGTGTCGTTAGGGTATCAGATGATTAAGGATTATGTAGATAAAGCCTACCCGGAATTAGAAGCGGAAGGTAGGCGAGATATTAAAGCTCAAATGCTTTCTTCCTACCATCAAAAAATTCAACAAGTTCCGGAAGAGCAATTAAAGGCTCTTCAGACAGAAAATGATAGGAGGAATTTTGCTCGCCAGTTTATTGTTGGGATGCCAAATAATGAAGGTCGTGCGACTGGTGGGATACTGGCGGCTAGTGTATCTTATACAGATAATAATATCCAACGTACTTTTCAAGTTGGTGATACTTTTACCAAAAACGGGGCCACGAAGGTTTTTGCCGGGAAGGATTTGGAGACCGGTAAACCAATGTGGAAGTTGGCTCCGGATTCGTTGGATAAAATAGTTGTAATTAAAAACCGGAAGTTTAGAGTCGCCGGTTTGAATGCCAATGGTGACTTTATGTTGAAGGAAGTCAAAGATGGCGAATAATACAGAAGAATTAATCTCAATGTCTGATGCGGAAGCTCAGGCTCCGGTTCAAGATGGCCTTATTTCAATGAACGAGGTAGAGACTGGCACGCCAGATGCTCCGGCTATTAAAGCTATCCCTGAAGAGTATAAGGGTCAGTTTCTTTTGGAGTTTGGGTCGGCTTTTCAAAAGGCTATGGAAGACTCGACTAAGAAAGGACTTGAAGAACTTGGATACGCCGGCAAGAGGGTATACGCCGGGGCAGGTGCCGCGGCAGCGAATATCAATCACGTGCTAGGGTATATTACGGGGTTGAATAGCTTCAAGAAATATCGAGATTTTGTGCAAGGCGGGATCGATTATCAGCAACAAGTTCTTGCAGAAAAACAGGAACCTAATCTTTTTGAGCGATCGTTTTACGGTCTTGCGGATAGTATAGGGTATTTGGCTCCTACGATTCCAATAGATGTAATTACTGGCGGGGCGACAAAAGTGGCGCTTGCGGGCCGGATTCTGCCTAAAATAGAGGGTTTATTAGCCCGGATGCCTAATTTTGTTCTTGGCTCCGGTTGGCGGGGTATGGTCGAGGGTATTGAGGCTTCTGGTGATAGCCTCCCGGAGAAAGTCGTTGGGGGTATTGTAGGGGCGGGGGAAACAATGGCGGTTAATACTCTTTATGCTAATGCCGGGGTTGGGCTAAAGGGGATTGGTAAAATGGCGTCTCTTGGCGCAGCTAACGCGTTTTACAATGCCGCGAAAGAGGGCCGGGTCCCTACTGCGAAAGAGTTAATTGACCAAACTACTCAGGCTGGGTTATTGGGTGTGGTGTTTACTATGCTACCACACTTGGTTGAGGGTAGTAAGATTGCGGTGGAAAAAGAGGCGTTAAGTAAGTATTCAAAGAAATTTGAGAGGACTATGGGTGATAGAACTTCTGACCCAACTAAACTTCATAAACTTGCTACTGACCTTCTTACTGATGAAGCTATTCGTCCAGAAATTCGAGAGTCTCTCGCCCAGCCTTTTCTTGATTTGATTGACCAGCGCGGGGGTATTGCGGACCCGGATTTTATGTTGGGAATGTGGAAAGATAGGTCTAAATTACGGATGTCTCGTGAGACGATGGAACGGAATATCGAGAATGTCGCGGGTAAAGACGCTGGGATGGTGAAATTAGAGACTACGGAGAAGATTAAGGAAAATGAAACTTTTCATCGTCGGTGGCAAACGGAGATTAATAATCAGATTGAGGTAGAGTTTACCGCCCGCGGGATTAAACCCAATAGTAAAGAATCGACGGCTACAATGGCTTATGGGGAAGGCCGGGTCACTGAAGCGTCTCTTCAAGTAGATTTTCCGGGTAAGTGGCAAAACATCAAAAAAGCAGCCGAGTTTTCCCGTCAGGTTTATGATGATACATTGAAAGCGGTTAACTTGGTTCGGGAGAGATATGGTTACGAGCCTATTGCTAAACGTGAAGATTATTTTAGGCATTTTCAAGAAATTAACGTTGCGTCTCAACTTTTTGGCCATTTTCTTGGGGGCGAGAAACCTCCGACTTCTATCGCCGGGGTAGTTAACCGGGCTAAATATGGGAAGCCTTTTACGTCCACCGAATTACAACGGCTTGGGGGAGAATTTAAAGAAGACGCGGTTCTCGCCCTTCAGAATTATGTAAAATCTGTTGGCCCACAATTATTTCATTTAGATAGCGTACAAAGGGTGAGAACATTAGAGCGATATATTCGTGCACAAGCCTTAGTTAACGAAGCAAAGATTAAGGAAGGACAGGTCGTTGCCGGGATTGATTTGAGTAACTTTACTGAAAAGCTTTCTACCTACGCCGATCTTCTTGCAGGGCAGCCGACATTACTTACTCAAACGGTTAACCGTTGGTTTGATCGACCGGTAGTTGCGGGAATTCGCGCGCTTCAAAGAAATGTCGTTTTGAATATGATAGGTTCGAATATATCAGCTGCATTTATGAACTTTTTACCAGTAGCTCAACAAATAGCGACGACTAATCCAAAAGCAATTGCTAGGGGTTGGGTTACTTCTGTGCTTCATCTTCAAAGAGAAGTGCCTTTTGAATTAGATGGTGTTCGGAGTGAATTTTATGATCGACGTTATCCAAAAGGTTTTCTCCCGGCTAATTGGCAGGAGAATGTGGCGGATAAAGGGTTTATTCTTCCGAATGTCGCCGACAGGATGACGGTGCAAGCTTTAATCGCGGGAAAGTTTTATGAGAATAGGGAAAAGGGGATGGACCCAAAAGCCGCGATGAAGGCAGCTGATAATTATGCTGTCCGGATTGTGACAGATAGGTCAACGGGACAAGTTCCGTCGATTATGACTGAACCGGATTTGAAATTGATTTCAGCTTTTCAAGTTGAGATTAATAATCTTTGGTCGTGGCTTGCTCACGATATTCCGATAGAATCTAAAGGCAAATTTTTAGGCATCGCTGGCCGTATTACCGCGTTTGCGTTAGCATCGAATGTAATTAATAATGTGTATGAAAAAATGATGGGACGACGACCACAACTAGATTTTTTATATATTTTAGGTACGTTAGCGGGGGCGACTAAATCTGGTAAGGATAGAGGGTTTCTTGATCGCGTGATTCCGGCGGGAAAGGATTTAATAGGTAACATCCCATTTGGCAACCTTTTTGTGCAAGGCGGCAGGTTTCCGATAGCTGCGGCATTGCCAGATATGAATGTGGTTTTGGAGGATCCTGAGCACAGGGCGTTATCTGAATTTATGAAACCTCTTTATTATGGGTTGCCTTTTGGCGGGGGCGGTCAGGCTCGTAAAACTATTGAAGGTTTACAGGCGTGGGGCCGGGGTTATGTTGCCACACCGTCGCAAAATATCCGGTACGAGATTCAGAAAGATTTTTATAATTTCGTTCGGGCGTTTTTGTTTGGTAAAAATGCTTTCCCGGAAGCGGTGAAGTATTGGAATGAGCCTAAATCAGAGAGGTAGTTGTGCTTGACAAAATGAGATTTTATGGTAAGGTAAAATCAAGGAGGAAGGTATGAAAAAGTGGGTGTTTTTATTGATTTTAAGTGGGTTTTTATTAGGCCCGATTTTTCCGGGTCCTTTAGCTCCGGCGTTAGCCACAGTAACCGATACATATACTCCAGTTCAGCTAACTGGCGACGGAAGCGATACAACTTTTGATTTTGATTTTAAGATTTTTAATAATACGGATTTGGTTGTGGCTACCGTTGACCCGGATACTCTTGTGGCAACGGAGCAAGTTTTGGGAACTGATTATACGGTTTCTATAAATACGTCTACCGCGGGGGGAACAGTAACTTTTGTTTCGGCTCCGGATGATGGGGATTATGTATCTATTCGTCGAAATATGCCGGTTACTCAAACCACAGATATTCCTTCTGGCGGGCTTTTCCGGGAAAGACAAATTGAGAATGCTTTAGACAAACAAACTTTAGTTTCTCAGCAGTTAAAAGAATTTCAGGATCGGTCGATTTCTCAAAGTCTTTATGCTACGGCTATTGCGGATTTAAAACTCCCGCTTCCGTCAGCGGGGAAGGGGCTTAAATGGAATGACGCAGCTGATGGACTTGAAAATTCTGATACTGCTATTGATGATGTTATCGATGCAGCTGCGGCTTCAGCGGCTTCAGCGGCTTCCAGTGCTTCAACCGCGACTACTCAGGCGGGATTGGCGACCACAGCTAAAAATGCCGCGGTAGTAGCGCAGGGGTTGGCGGAAACGGCCAAGACGAACGCCGAATCGGCCCAAATTGCTGCTGAGTCCGCTAGGGATTTGGCTCAAACGTATGCCGGAACTGCTACTACCCAGGCTGGCATTGCGACCACTCAGGCCGGGCTTGCGTCAGGCTATAAAGATACTGCTACTACCCAGGCTGGCATTGCGACCACTCAGGCCGGGCTTGCGTCAGGCTATAAAGATACTGCTACTACCCAGGCTGGCATTGCGACCACTCAGGCCGGATTGGCTACGACCGCCAAGAACGACGCAGTTACAGCTCAAGGTTTAGCAGAAACAGCCAGGGATACGGCGCAGAACTATGCTTCTGCTCTTAAATCTACCTCAACCTCAAGTCTTGCGATTGGCACTGGATCAAAGACTTTTACCACTCAATCCGGTAAACAGTTTGCGGCTGGACAATATGTAATTGCTGTCTCTGATGCGAATTCTGCGAACTATATGCACGGTCAGGTAACAAGTTATTCGGGAACATCTTTAGTTGTTGAAGTTAGTAATACTGGCGGGAGTGGCACTTTAGCCGACTGGACGATTTCAGTTTCGGGTAGCAGAGGGACGCAAGGCCCAACGGGTTCTATTCCGGTCGCCGCGGGGGCAGGTACTGTTGACGCAATTACTGCCGACTTTACTCCTGATGTAGCTCTTGCTGACTTGACTTTAGTCGCTGTAGTTGCTTCCGGAGCTAATACCTCAACTACACCGACTTTTGCGCCAGATGGATTGACTGCTCACACGATTGTTAAAAAAGGTGGATCTGTTTTAGCAGTTGGCGACATATCTGCGTCTGGTTTTGTTATGATTTTAGAATACAACTTGGCCAACACACGATGGGAACTATTAAATCCGGCAAATGTTGTTTCCGCCGACGGCACAGTCAACCCCACCAACCTACTCTCTAATGGCGACTTTGAGGCTTGGAGTGCAGGGACTTCTGCTGCTCCTGATGGATGGTACAAAGATGCAGGAAGTATAGCAAGAGAAGCAACGATTGTTAAATGCGGAACTTACTCCGCAAAGTCTACTCGTGCTGGGGCAAATACTAATTTATATACGTTTGCTCATTTCGCAAAAGGTCTTCCCTATTGGAAAGGCAGAACCGTTACTTTTGGATGTTGGGTTTATGCAACTGTTGCCGATAGAGCAAGAATCGGTATTCAGGACGGAATAGGCACCTCTTATTCATCTTATCACACAGGAGATAGCACTTGGCAGTTTTTGACAGTAACACAAACGATAAGTACTGGTTCCATTACACAAATTTTAGTTACTGGAGTCATTGATACAGGCGACACCTCCGCCTACTTTGACGGAGCAATCTGCGTAGAAGGCTCAAGTGCGTTTGCTCCGAGTCCGAAGCCTCTAAGTCTAAACTTCGGGGTGGATGGAGAGGCAAGTGATACTTATGTAGCAACTATGTCAGATGTGGGTGCTTATATCCCAGGGATGATGGTAACTTTTAAGGCAAACACAGCAAACACGGGAGCAGCGTCTATAAATATAAACGGATTAGGCGCAAAGACTATCGTAAAAGCGGTAGACACAGCATTAAGTAATAATGACATACTTGCAGGAATGTTTTGTGTAATAGTTTATGACGGAACTAACTTTGTACTGATGAACCCAAGAGCGTTATAAGGAGATAAATGTCGGATAACAGAACTTATAGTGATAGTTCAGTTGATTACGGGGATATTATATATTTAAAAGTTATTATATAGTGAAGAAAGCGCCGATTTTTTCAATTTGCTTTATTGTCGGGTTTATCCTAACCATTAATGTTTTTAGTTATGATATTTCGCCGGTTGTAGGAAGTAAAGTACGTAGGATTTATCATAAACCAAGTTGTGATAGCGTTTGTGCGATAAAAGCTAAAAATTTGGTAGTTTTTGAAAGCATCAGTGAAGCAAAAATATTGGGCTATCAAGCGTGTCAGAAATGTTTTTCGAGAAAGGATTAATAATGGCCTCCGACTTTGAACTTCCGAATGCATTGAAAGTAATAATGGCTTTTGTAGATCGAGTAGGGTTTCCTATTTTAGCTTTTGTTCTGATGTTTTATTTTGCTTTCTTTAGCTTACAAAAAGCTACTGATGCGTTGGTTGAGAATACAAAAGTGTTAAGCACAACTTCGTCTATTTCTCAAGAGATGCTTCGGGTAGTTCAGGCAAATCAAGGTATTTTGATGGCGGATATGAAATGTTTGTTAACTAAAAAATGAGACGAAAACGGGAAGAATTTATCGCAAGGTATCTTGAGATTTTAGTGCATAAAGCTACGCCAGAATTGCGAAGAGTTCTTCCGGAAGAAGGCATTATATCAGAGATGCAGCCACAAGCGGATCGGGTTATCCACGAATTGACGAGGGAGGCTATATGAATAAACTTTTGAGCGGTAGATATTTATTAACAGTAATTTGTGGATTAGTTTTTGCTGTATTGGCGATCGGAAAGATTATGCCGGTGGATAAAGTTTATGAAGTAATCCTGATTGTAGTCTATGCGTATTTTTCACGTAACGACAGGAACGCCCAAAACGGGCAGAAAGGGTAAAGATGAAAATTTGGTTAAAAGTAGTAATAGCTGTGATAGGTTCAGGGGCTATCGGTGGATTGACTTTTGCAGCAAGCATTAACCCGACTTGGGGAGCGGTATTTGGTTATTTGACTTTAGCGATAAGCGGAACTATGTCTATTGTTATTGGCTGGCCGGCTAAGACAGAATAAGGAGGCAATATGGCAGGATGGGCAGAAGCCTTTAGGATTTTTAAATGGATAGATAATTGGCGTAAGAAAGGAGCTGATAAGAATGAAAGGACTGCGGCTAAAGACGCTATGTCTGGTAATGCTGATGGTGTTAGTAATATGCTTAAGCGGTTGTTTGGCAAGCAAAAGTAAAGAAGCCCAGAGAGCATATTACCTAAAAGCCGGCGAAACTGCTCCGATTGAGGGCTGGCTTATTAACGCCCAAGATATGAGCGACCTTCTTGTTTCAGCTATCAAGAACGAACGGGGAGAGAAATGAATAAAGAACTCTGGATTGTGTTAGTCCCTGCTTTTTCTTGGCTTCTTTTTGCTCTCGGCGGAACACAGATAAGCGATACCATAGAGGGTAAGAAATGGCTTAGGCGTTTTGTCCTGCCTTTCCTGTGGGGCGTGTGCGTATTCTTCGCCGGTTTCTCTTGGTATCAGGCGGTCGCAGTTGCCGGCCTCGGGTGCCTTATGCTACATCAAGGATATGGGTCTAAAGCAAAATGGTGGAAGAAACTATTGATATTCTTAGGATATGGTTTAATCTCTGCTCCGATTGGATTATCATTATGGAACCCGATTACTTTTATTGCTTGCGCTGCAATGTTCCTGTTAAGTAATACTCCCTTGACCTCCGCTACTATGGTATGGAAAATTGTAGAGGGGGCGTTTGGGGCGTTGATTGGGATTACAATATCTTTTGCCTTAGCAGGTTATGGATTAATCTGGAAGTTTTAAATATGCTAGCCGTCCTCACAGACGACAAATATTTCGAACAGCTTCTTTCTTTGGCGAAACGATTTCCCGAAGGTGGGTCGGCTAATCTTTCTCGGGAACTCTATGCGGCGGTTTCTAATCCTTTCCGGTTCCTTATTCTTGCTGATGTGGAGGGTGAGGTTCTGCGTGGATTCTTTTTTGCCGCGCTTTCTATTTGGAATGGCGAGCGTGTAGCTTTTGTCCGGGGATATGCCTATGACGGCCGGATTTCGAAAGAAGTATATCTCTCTGGATATCAACAGATCCAAGAGTGGTGCAAGACTCGCAAGATCACTGCTCTCTTAGGCTTCACTCAGCGGCCAAAAGGGTTCCTCCGGCGCTATGGTTGCCAGGTGATTAGCGCGGTTATCAGAAAGGAGCTGAAATAATTTCTGATAGCATTTTTACAATACATAAGTTTGTAATACCGGTACGAAAATTAAATGAGCCAATATATCTTATGGGCCACGATCATAAGAAAGGCGCCGTGCCTTTGTCTAAGCTGTATTTGGAAGGCACCCGATTGCGTCAAAAAAAGATCCTTCTTGGCCGGACTGGATCATTTTTACGCGGGTATGTGCCTGATCAACCCTCTTATGTAGCCAAAGCGCAATTAAAACCGTGCGATTTAGGGGTTATAAAAATAGAACTTACTCCCCGGAGAAATAAAAAGAACGGCCAAGACGATTATTATGTTGACATTCATTGCAGTGTTTAGGAGGAAGCTATGGAAAGAAAAGGACTCGGCCCGAATGCCGAAATTGAGACCGGTGAAAATGGGGGGATGCAGTCGAAGTTGGATTGTGCATTCCATTTATTAGACGCTCCGGCGTTAATGGAGTTAGCTCATATCACTCATCTTGGGGCTACAAAGTATGCTCGGGATAACTGGCGTTTAATTTCAGAAGAGAGCCATATTAATCACGCTTTGGTGCATATATTTGCGTATCTATCCGGGGATAAACAAGACGACCACTTAGGCCACGCTTTTTGCCGGCTTATGATGGCTAAGGCCAAACAACTTCGCCCGGATTATCTAGGCGCTATGGCTAAAAAGGAGGAAGAATGAAACGTGTTTATATTGCTGGAGCCTACTCAGCGGACAATGTAGTAGCGGTACTTGATAATATGCGCCGGGGAATGCGTAAGGCAACGGAAGTCTTATTGGCGGGGTATTCGCCTTTCTGCCCGTGGCTTGATTTCCATTTTCAACTAATGTTGAGGGAAGGCGAAGTGCTGTCCGTCTCTGACTATTATGCCTATTCTATGGCTTGGTTAGAGGCATCAGACGCGATGTTAGTTCTTCCGAATTCAGAAAACTCTAAAGGTACTCAAGCTGAGGTTATTCGAGCCCGGGAATTAGGTATTCCCATTGTGGAGAGTGTGGTGGAGCTGGTAGACGCAGGTATTCGTCCAGAATAGCGATTCCTGCGGGCGTGCTGAAGCAGAAAGCCACCTTGTAGCCCCGATTGCGGGCTAGCCAGGCAAAGTCCTTCTGGGCATCTGAGATCGTGCCTCTGGGGGCTTTAAACTCAATCAATAGCCCGTGAAAAGCACCCCGGGGTTCGAAAAAGAGTATATCCGGAGTTCCTTTTCTATATCCCATCCGCATCATTTTCATAGCCATTCCAGCTGACATAATAAATCCTGAAGGGGCGATGGTGAAAAGTAAATCCGGATAACAGAGTTGAATGGTTGCCACGAAAGTTGCTTGGATACGAAATTCTGGATCCGTGGATTTTATCATCCTTTCTCCTGGCTTAACGGCGGCAGTGCTCTTGCGTCACCGCGGGCGATTTGATACATACGGTGGCTCTTTTCCCGGCATTGCATTATTACCAAACGATCCTTTCTTACAAACACTTTCATTGGCTGGCCGCACAGTTGGCATTTCGGGGCTGTTGCCGGGTCGTTAATTTTGTGCCATTGCGCGATGCAAGGGTCGTTAGCGTTAATAGATATCATACAGAGCGGTTCGGTACAGGTATAAAACTTGTGCTTCCCATACCATATCTCACGCATAAGTTTGCCGCAAAGAGGGCATTCTGGCGGGCCCTTTCTATGCGGTACTATAATATTGTGGCCTCTACCTTCCATTGTAATACTTCTCCTTTCTCATCTGGTATATCCTTCTTCCTCGGTCGGCTAACACCATCCCGTTCGCGCCAACTTGATATGATTGTGCCACGGCATTTCCTCTTGCGGCGTGATGCTCCCTGCGAATTCTTTTTGCGACTGTGCCTCTCATTCTTCCTCCTATTTTGGGCTTCCATTTGGGTTATACTTTAAATGCCAGTTCTGTATTGCAATATTGTCCATCTCTTTTTGCTTCTCAAACCATCCCGGGATAATCGGGTAGGCGATGTAGTTTCCGGGTTTAAGCGGCGTATGCCACTCGTGTCCATAAGTTTCTATCAGGTACCTCTCCGGGTCTTTTGGTAGATAGAGTGTCCGGCCAAGAAACTTAAAAGGTTTATACTCGTCGAATAATTCCGTCGCGTGGTAGGACGAGGCGTATTGGTCGTGAATAACATTAAACCGAACTGGCCGGTCGTGATATTCTCCGGTATCGTAGTTAATAATATCTATTTGATACCCTTGTGCGCGTAAATGAAATTCTCTAGGGTATGCGTACGGAAAATCCAAGATATGCACAGAAAAATACGCAGAGAAAACCTTTTGAAGTTGCGCCATCTTCGGTATTAAATCTTCGTGCCGGACTCCGATGTCGATATCTTTATCCCACGGAATAAACCCATTTTCCCGTGTCATTCCTAAAAGGGTTCCTTCAACTAGACAATACGGAACTTTGTATTTTTCAAGGACGTCAATTACGCGGAAGAGCAATTGAATACGAGTTAATTGAGTTATCATTTTTGGTACCTCATAGTTTTCTTACACTCTGCGTTAACTGGGCATCCAGTTGCCCACGAAGGAATTTTACAGACAATTTCCACAACTTCTTTTTCAGCTCCTTCACCGATCGGTTTTTCCGCTACAACTTCGTCGTGGACTGTAAAAAGAATCTGGTATTTGGCGGCGAACAAGCCAAACATTGCCTCGACCATAAGATCGCGGGCGACTGCTTGAGTAGCGTTCTCAACTAATTTACCTCCCCAGGTTTCTTCTACTTCGTATTTATTAGTGATACTGTTTACCCCGAGAAAAGTGAGTTTGCCCTCAGCCGTGATTTTTGGGTGATGATAGACGATTGACCGGCCAGAGGGAAGAACCATTTGTAGAAAATCACCGGAGATACGCCAGGAAACTCGGCCGCAGGTATGCGGTTTTCCGGATGACACGGTCTTTTTAGCTGCGTCCTCTAATGCGTACCAGAAGCGAGGTATAGCGGGAAAAGAAGTACGATAAGCGTTAACCGCGCGTTCAGCCAGTGCGGGGGTTACGTCTATTCCGTATTTCTCACACGTCTCTTGGAACTTCACTCTTCCCATCCCATACCCGCAACCAAGAATGGCTTGCTTACCTAATTGCCGGGTAGCGGTAGGGCTTATGGTTTTTGCCATTTGGACGTAGATGTCTGGGAGCGACGGGTCCCTATCTTTATCCGCGAATTGTTTGACCCCTTTTTCTTCACCTGCAAGCCACATAACAACCCGGGCTTCGATCGCGGCAAAATCGGTGATGAACATTTCTTGGCCTTGCGAAGGAATAAACATTCCTCGTATGCAGGACGAGAGTGCTGGAAGGACATCATAGCAAAGGGCAAAGGCAGCTGGGGATACTCGTAGGCAAGTAATCGCTTCGGTAATCTCTTCTGGTTTAATAGATGCTTTAACGAGATTTTGGATTTGCACGAGTTTCCCAGACCAACGGCCAGTCGCGGCTCCGTGGAATATGAGCAGATCTCTAATGCGCCTGTCGGGAGAGACTGCTGTAAAAAGCGCAGAGAACTTAGCAAGTGAGGTAAGGGATAGCTGCTGCCTAAGTTGAAGGACACAGAAGTTATCACCGGAGGCTGTTTTAAGTGCTTCTTTGACCGTTGCTTTTGTAAGATCTGGAAGATTAACTCCCTGTTTTTCAAGATAATTTTTAATCGCTTCTCGTTTTGTACCGGCATTGACTTGTCCTCCTGTTAATTGAAAAAGTTCTTCGTTTCGTTCCTTAGTTTCTTGAGCTATTAATGTAATCGCGTTTTCTACCGCGAGAGTATCTATTGCCACTCCCCGGTCGTTAATGTACTGATCCATAAACCAAACACGTTGTTCGGAAGATGATAGATCTGGAAGTCGTTTGTCAATATCTCGTTCAGTCTCCACATCCCGTTTGCAATAAAGTAATAGCCGTTCAAGTTTTTCTTGTGGGATAGGACCGGTAGTTGTACATAATGACCGCATTACCCGGGAGCCCTCCATATCCTTTTGATGAGAGCAACCCAGGGCTTGTGCGGCGTGCTCAAGTCTTCTTGGAAGCGCAGCCGCGGAAACTTTTGCCGCAGTACACCGCCACTGCCGGATAGGGATAGGGAGTAGCCCAAATTTCTCAGCGTGAAATTTCCAAATTGAACGTTCAAAATAAGCATTATGGGCGTGGAATTCAGCCCCGGACTTTATGAGTTGGTTAATTATCTGAGCCGCCTCAGATAGTTTACCATATAACACGCCTTGCACTGGCCCATCGTCAATAGCCCACGCAAGACAAAGGACTTCGGTGCTTGGGTCTTCCGCGTAGCGGTAGGCCCCGGTTGTCCAGATATCCGCTTGAGAGCGGCTTTCAAAATCGATATATACTTTTTTAGGCATTTTGGTACTACGGGGCCCGAAGGCCCCATAGCTCCTGTTTTTCTTTAATCCATAAACGGCAGAGAAGAGGGTTCAGCTACATTAGCGCCAACGTCTCCTGCGCCTTCTGTTGCTACTGCATCGAACTCATCCTCAACTCTCGGACGAGAAGAGAAGGTCAAGTCATCCGCGAGTTTTTGGACGCCAGCAAGATAAATTGTTACCCCACGGCCGCCTACCGGATGCACGAACGGAGAAATTGTCAATACCGCTCTTACCCAGCATCCCGGGTATAGCTCTCCCGGATCGACAATTCGGGTTTTATCACCGCGCAAACAATCAGGGCGGGTATCAGTAGTCGATCGGGCGACAATGTATCCCTTTTCGTTTTCGTCAATCTTTCCGGATTCTTTTGCCTTATCGCCGTCCCGGAATTTCGGGAGTTTCAAGGTTTTCAAATCCACATCAGGCCCGAAATTAGCTCGAGCGACTTTGCAAACTTCTTGCCAGAAGCCAGCGCAGTTATCAGCCAAGATCCACGTAGACGCTGGATGCTTGGCCGCTTTTAACGCTTCAGCTGTGCTTTTCTTCGGAAAAAGCAGAGTGATTCCGTATTTCTTTTTAGTTTCGTTTCCGAGAACTGCTACCGGTTCGAATAACGCTGGGTAAGACAGCCGAAAAGCGGGGGTCTGGTAAGTTACTCTTACTTGTTTAGAATTTTTCTGCACACTCATTTTTTCTCTCCTATTCTTTTTAATGTCGTTCCGTTATCCGGTGTCTCCGTTAATGGAGCCACACGGTCTTTCCCAGCTACCTTTTCCATTTGCGCTGGGGAAAGCAATTTTGGTTCTGAAAATGCTTTATCCCCTAAATCCGCAAACGCGATAATAGCCTTTGCTTCGTTAATCCACTTTCGATTCGCTCGTTTTTTCCCTAAGTCCCATCCGGGTATCACGCCGCCGGCTTCAACATACTCTTGAGCGTAAGCGAACACCGCATCCATCCAAGCCTCTATGCGGTCTTTATATTCAAGAATTTTGGCTACCGTGACAATTGGAAGGCCTTTTACATCAGGGAGAATCAACTCCTTCCCTGGAATCGCTGGAAGTCGGTCGCTAATATCTTGACGAAGTGTGGGGCAAATTGCTTTCGCCCAACACCATTTACACCAAGAACCAGCTGCAACCAGAGCGTCTTTCTCTTTAGTTAGGGAAATCTTACGTTCTACTTCTTGTGCAAACGTGTCTAAGTAATCGCAAGAGGCTTCCCATTTGCTGATTTGGCCTTCGGTACGCGGCTGAATTATCACTAATTCAACGCTTTCTACTTCGTGCTGTTTTGATAATGGTAGTGCGTAAAGCAACATTTGCGGATTATCAACCGCGGATACTACTACGCCTTTTCCGTATTTGAAGTCATACACGGTTAATTTCTCATACGGCCGGATAATGGCCGCGTCAAGTGTCCCAGACATCCCCTCAATGATGTCTACTTTTTGTTCACTAAGGAGTTGGCCGCCTTTTTGCAACTCCATTAGAATAGTGTCTCGGGCAAAAGTAACGGCTTCCGCCATTTCTTCGGTAATTTCAATTTCACCGATGAAGTTACCTATTTGATCAAACGGAAGTACTTTCTTGTCCTTCAGGCACATTTCTAAGAGCTTATGCGCCGCTTCGCCGTCTGCTGCGTGTGCGCTTTGAGGAGGCTTTGGCATTTTTCTGCATAGGGCCACTGATCCCGGGCAGTTCATCCATCTTTCCGCATTTGACGGAGATATTTCAGTGTGTGTTTTTTGTGCCATATATCCTCCTACTCGACTATGAGGTCGTTTTTCAGGCCCCAGTCATACATCATCTGAGCTGCCTCGGCCACTTTATTCACCGGAATCTTCATCAATTTCGGCTCTTTCGGCGCGAACTTCGGGCAAAGAACGTCCTTAACGAAAGTTACCACTGCCTCGGTCTTAGGCGGTACTGCCTTCTCCGCGGCTGTAAGGTATTTCTGGACAAAAGTACGCAGTTCCTCCAGAGTTTTAATCCCCACCGCTGCCATAACAGGAGGCACTGCCGGTTCTTCGCATATACCAGGAATTTGATCTTCTGGTATCAGAGAAGCCTCGATTTTTTTACCCTGGGCATCTTTCTTTGGCTCAGGTATTTGGAATCCTGCGGCGATAGTTTCTAATGCCACTGCAATACGTTCGATATCTTTTTCTATACTCATAATAAACACTCCATATTTTTCCTGCAATTATCGCAGACGGATAATCCTGCTACCCGTTTAAGCTTTTTCATTTCCGTTGTTTTCCCGCAGACTTTACATCTTGTTGCCACAAACTCTGTCGTCTCGTTTAACTCATTTATCTTCCTCCTCTCGTTATCTCCTGTTATTATGTTTATGTTTTTTGCTTTCTCGATAAGCATATTAACTACTTTCTCATCAACACTGTTTTCTGCGATTAAGAATTGAATTTGTACTGGATTTTTTTGTCCGATTCGATCCAGCCGCCCAACCGCTTGACGAATTTCCTCTGGGACATACGACATTTCCACAAATACGGCGGTATCACAAACGTGTTGAAGGCCGTCGACGCCTATTCCTCCAGATTGGATATTAGCCAGAAAAATCTTCTTCTCCTTCTTAGTACAAAAATCCGAAAGTGCTGTGTCTTTCTCTCTCGCGCTGCATTTTCCTGTATAAACCACAGCCGCTTCGGGAAATGCCGCGGTGATAGTCTTTACTACATCTTCGTGCCAGACGAAGACGACTATCTTTTGCTTCTCTTCTAAGAGATCTTTAATATGGCGGATCGCGGCAGAAGTTTTCAGAATTCCTAAAGCTCGACGGATTGATGGTATTTCGCCTATCTGGTCCCGGGCGTTTACCGCACGATTTTCTTGTTGAGTAAGCGCGAGCAATTTATCTGACGGGTCGAGATAAATTTTATCATAAGTGACCATCGGAAGTTCTTTTTGAACTTCTGATTTTAGTCGCCGCAACATAATTGGGCGCAAGATGTCGGCTAAGTCCGGGAGGTTACTGGCTCCAGTGCAATCGAATCCGAAATCGCCTTGATAAGCCGCGCAAAATTTGTAGGCATAATCATAGAAGTTTGCGTACTTACCAAGAAATTGCGGGAATAGCGCGCGGAGAATTGGGTACAATTCAACCGGTCGATTCAGCACTGGAGTGCCAGTAACCATCCATCGGCGAGTACAGTTATTGTATAAGCCTTTTTTACCTAATACCATCTTGGTCCTTTTAGCTTCAATCGTTCGGAGGTAGTGGCTTTCATCACAAACCAATACCGGCCAGTCTTGATCTTTTAATAAAGTAATCAACGGCTCCTTCCAGACAATATCGTAATTGACAATATTAAATGCTGATATTTCAGGTACGATTTTTG